TGGACCGTGATCATGGGACGAATAATAGCTAAGGCTTGCTCTAGAACGGAGCCGCGTGCGGCGAACAGACCCAGATCCTTACTTCCCCTGCCGAATAAGGGGGATATCCTCGCACTTTTCCGTGGATCAGACCCAACAGGTGAATATCTAATCGATTCCCGCCCGTTGCAGGAAGGTGATACAAGGAATAACTTAAATGTCTATGGGTATACTGTTGATTGGGATGGGGCTACCTCCAGTGTTTTGGCTTACCCGATAGTATTGACAGGCGACTTCGAGATAGAAATAGTTACTCTGCTTACTAACTATACTTCCAACAGAGCATGGCTTGGAAATTCAACAGTTGATGAGGGGATACTAAGAGTAGAAACATCTGGAATAATTAAGGTGTTTATAGATGGTTCTAGTTTCGCACTGACCTCTTTAGTAGTACCTTTAGGCGAGTTGTTTAAGTTAACTATAGCGAGAGAGGGTGATGTCTATTCTTCCAAGTTACTAAACCTAGAGACAGACGAGTTACAGTCAAGGTCTGATACGGTAGTAAAGGCTGACCCTACCTTTAATATCTCTGAGATAGGATGCAGATCTGATGGTACATTAGATAGATTCGATGGACAGATACACAGAGTTTCTGTTAAAGACGAGAGTAATCAGACAGTGCTTGATGTAATCCTCGAATCCGCCAAAGACTCCACCGAACCCTACGCCTACGACAGAGTAACAGGTCAGCAAGTAACATTTGATGGCTATACAGTCTCTCCGTGGAAAGCTAGGAAGTCTGGAAGTCTCTTGCTTGCTTGTGGATTCGTTGATAATGATCCTGTTAATCTAGGATACATTCCAGCATCTCTAACTAACCCGTTAGTTGATCCTTTCGGCAACGCACTGACCCATCTTCCAGGCAAGGTATATCCAGACAGTCATATAGAACTGGAAGCACCCGATAGCGCTGAGTTGCTTGCTGCTGATACTGAGAGTCAGTTGGCTGAAGAGCTTATTAAAGATCCAGGGTTCGATGGATTGGGATGGTGGCTGGAGACTGTCTCAGCAGAGATAAGCGGTGGGAAGTTAAATGTTACTGACTCTGCCACAGGGGCGCAAGGTGTTAATAAGTCTTTTGTACTAGAGGTAGGTAAGTTCTATCAGATAGGTATAGATGTTGATTATCTATCTGAGGGGAATATCAAAGTGTATTGTGGTATAGGTTCTGTTGAAACAATAGGCTTAGGACAGAACCAAACCTTTATACTTGAGTGCATAGGAGATCACGTTTTCAGGGTCTATGGCAGTGTTGGAGGTCAATCCTATACTGTAGATAATGTATCAGTACGTGAAGTCAAAGATCCAATCAACCTATGGTACGAGGACAACGAGGATAAGAATGTTGTGCTTCCTTCTGACTTAGCGAACTTATGGAACAATCCTACCGCTACTGCTCCTGATCCTAATATAGCTACATGGGATCAAGCTACTGGTATAGGTAGGATAGTAGCCACTATTGGCGACAATACTTACCTCAGCGTTCCTGGGGTTGTTGAAATAGGGGCTACATATAGAGTCAAGTATGAGGTACTTGAGACAGATGGAGGATCTTTAGCTCTTACGACTTTAGAAGGATATGTTCTTACAGAATCCGTAGAGATAGATCTTGTAGCTAATGACGATTACCTACAGATAAAGAGGTCTACACTCTGCGATGTTACTTTCAAGTTATCTATAACTCGTTCGTATAACGACCAATACTTTTACGGTGAACGAGCCTTGTTGATTTTTAAAGAGCCACGCACAACAGAGAACGCAGCAAAAGCAACAACATACGTTAAACCTTTTTAGGTGTAAAAAGTAGTAACTAACTGTTAGTTAAACAAGGAGAGCAGAATGAAAAAAGTTTTACTTGCTGTAGCCGCAACCCTGTTACTCGGTCCGTATGCAGTACAAGCGGCGGAGGATTGCTTTAGCTGGAAGTACACGCAGAATGACAATGCCACGGCTTATCGAATCTATCGTGACCCGAGCACTGACGTTCAGTTTGTGTTTCCAGACTTCGCGAAAGAAGCAGTTTGTCCAGATCCAGACAACGCAGACCGGTGTAAAGCGTGTGTTACGAAGCTTGAAGATGGGCGCAACCACAGATTCGCAGCTACTGCCTATAACAGTGTCACAGATCAGGAATCGGATTTCAGTCAATATGTCGATGTTATGTACGATGGTGTGAAGACGGAAATGCCTCCCGTACAACAGGGTCCGACTGCACCTGAAGTTCTTCAATATTTGATTGAAGCAACAATTAAGAAGATCGTGCAATGAGAACAGTGCTTGCGTACCTCGCTGCTGCACTCACCGCTGCCTCAGTATTTGCCGCGTTTGCTCGCGCTGAAGTTCCACCTGTTAAGCAGCCGCCGAACGCACCTTCGGGGTTGATGATCACAACTACAGTGCAGGATAACACCCCGAACTTGCTTGATCCTGAAGGTTGGGTATTAACTTATGGCAAGCGTGAGGGTTGTACAGTAGATATTACCAGTGACAGTATCACCATGACAAGAACAACTACTGGCTGGCCTCCATGCGGGGTCAGTCAGCAGATTCCTTCAGCCTCCGGTGAACGGTTCGTATTTACCGCCGCCGTAGCAGAGAACACGGACAAGTCAGAGGTCTACACAGACTTCGATGGCTCTATTTTCAATGAGGGTATAGGTCAAAGGACGGATATATTAACATCTAAATACCCAAAATTCACCATATGGTTGCAGACGTATACTAAAGACGCGAGTAAGTTACCGATAACAACAACATGGAGGAACATTAAGTTAAGGAGACTTGATTGATTGGAGGAATTGGACAGGGATTCAACACGATACACTGATAAACATGGTATAGAAATAAAACGGGGGGATACCGTTATAGATCCAGAGGGTTTCTTTGGATCTGTTGTTTTTGTAAATTGTGCTTGGAGATATGATATTAATGGGGGCCAATATCTTAACTCCAATTCCTCCCTCTTATTTAGCGACAGTAAAAAGCCGAAAGATTTTGTCGTTATAAACAAAGAAGCCCCATTGTAAGGAGTGCGAATGAGTACGTTGTTGATGGTTTTACAGATTATACCAGCGCTATTGGAAATCATATCTTCAGTTGAGAAGATGATCCCTGAAGGGAACAAAGGCAAGGAGAAACTTGGCATGGTCAAGGATATTGTTGCTGTTTCCTATGAAGGGGCTAATGAGATAATGCCGCAGGTTGAGAAGATAGTTAATATTGCAGTCCACACGGCGAACAAAACCGGCGCGTTCAAGAAGCCACTGCCGCCCCCGGCCCCACCTTGTAACTAACAGGTTAGTTAGCCATGTCAAAGCTATATAACACGCAGGAAACTGTCAAGATAGTTATTCCGTATGCGCCACGACGCTGCCAGCGAGATATCGAGAAGCGGCTGAAGCTATTCAGATTCCTCGTTGCAGTTTGCCACAGGCGTTTCGGCAAGACAGTTAACGGTGTCATATGGCTGATACAAGAAGCGCTAAGCGGCATCCCTGACTTTCGGGGCTACTACATAGCACCGAATCAGAAGCAAGCGAAGAGACTTGTTTGGTCTTATTTTAAGAAATATCTCCACAATTTTGGTGACCTCGTAACATTTAACGAGACTGAGCTTAGGATAGACTTCAACATAGGACCAAACAAGCCTTGCATTTATCTTGCAGGTTCGGAGAACATCGAGTCCCTTCGTGGTGTTTACATCGATAGAGCCGTACTTGATGAGATGGCTTCATGGGATAAAGCTGAGTACGCATTTTATGAAGTTATATATCCAGCCATGTCCGACCGTCAAGGTCGGGGATTTATCATTGGAACAGTCAAAGGACTCGACCTCTTCTATGACCTTCACTGCATGGGTAACGACAAGAAGATGTACCCCGATTGGGATACCGTCATCTTCGATGTTACGCAAACAGGTGTATTTACTGACGAGCAAATAGACGAACTCAGACGCATGATGCGGCCTGATGCTTTCGCCCGTGAGTATATGTGTGACTTCTTCGCTGAAGCACCTGACAGGCTCATATCACCACAGGTTGTAGAAGATGCAGTAGGCCGAGAAGTACCAGACCACGTAGTACGCAGCTCAGCAGAGATATGGGGATTTGACGTAGGTTACACTGGTGACCCTTCGAAGCTTGTGAAGAGGAAAGGTCCGCTTATGCGGCAGATAATCACGCTTGACAACAAGGATAGCGTCTATCAGGCCACGTATTTAAAAGGTCAGATTGATCGATTTCACCCGAAAGCGCTGTACATTGATGCTGGATATGGCGAGGGTGTCATAGCTCAGCTTAATAATTTAGGATATGAACACCTTGTAATACCCGTATTCTTTGGTCAAGCCTCCCCTTCCCCCGGCTGCTTTAACATGAGGGCGTACATGTACCTTATGTTCTTTAAGTGGTTGAAGTCTGGTTGTATTCCACGTAACGACAATTTAATCAAGCAACTCTCAAACGTATTGCTCGATGAATCAGATACCCACCGTCGAGTTAAGCTCAAACCCAAAAAAGAAATCAAAGCAGTTATCCGAATGTCTCCCGATGAAGCTGATGCGGGGGCTTTGACGTTTGCGGGTGGGGATATGGATATGCTGGATATCGATGATGTTCTAAAGGACGGACTAGACACGATACCAGATAGTAGCCTGAGAGAAATATTGAAGGCATATTCACAGCCCAACTACAACCCTGACGAGTACATGGATCAAATGTCTGGTGGGGATATACTCAGTAAGTTAGACAACGAGTTCAATTAATTTGTTATTGACATACCTATGTATTACTGGTAGGATTACGACAACTTAGAGACTTGCCGGGTTACCCTCTGCCTCTGCCCTTGTAGGCAAGACTCCTGCCCGGATTGACCCGGTGAGTCTCTTTCTAAAAACTTCAACTAACAGGTTAGTTATGGCCGATACAACAGTAGACCAGATGGCGTCCGCTATTGCCGCGATGTTCGCCAAAAAGAAAACCCCGGTTACTACGATAGAGAACGTAGATAAAATTACTACGGATGGAACCGTGCTCGTACCTTCAACGAGAACAACAAGTCCAGACCTCATGCCTGCTGTAAGGGATATGTTTAGTGATGTAGTCGCGAAAAGTGATCCTGCTGTGAAGAAGCAGGAGGACGGAACATACACAAGTCCTGAAGACCAGATCGTTTCCGAGAAGGACGAGAAAGCGGATATCGACCCCCTTGGCGAACTGTTCAATGAAGAGACTGAACGTGTCAAGAGGGAGCAAGAGGCGGCTTTGCTTGCGCAGAAAAAAGGGATACGTGATTCGATGCTCGCTGAACGGTTGGGGTACGAGGAACAGGCTATCGATTATGTAAACAGTATGATTGCACAGGAGCAATCAAACGCCGCTTTGTTTGGTATTGACTACAAGATGGACGATGAGATCAAGCAGAACAGGATCAATAGCTACTTCGCTACCATGTGGACAGATCAACAGGAGCAAGAACTCGGCGGTATGATAACCGAGTACGGCAAGCCTGAAGGGTTCTCTGACTTCATCGCGCAGCGTGGTTCAAACTTCTATTCTGGCCGCAATCAGGCTTCTCGAACTATGGTCAACAGATCCAGAGGCATTAAAACTCCCGAGGATTTTGAGAATATTCTTACGGGTTACATGCCGCTTGGTGGTGTAGACTCAATATTGGGGGCATGATATGGCTGAAGGAGAAGGTAACTGGCTAAACGATATGCAAAATGCAGCAGCCGCAGAGAAAGAGAAGGAAGAGTTTGTGTGGACTTTGCTTACCCCTGAAGAAAAGCAAGAAGCGACGAAGACTGTTCGGGATCAATACGGGGTGAACATTGCCAGTAATAACACAGTTGATCTTGATGCGACTCTAAACGACATAAGGAGTTTGCTGGCTAAATCTAACACAACCGTTTCCGACTACTCTGCTAAAGCTATTGAGAATTTCTCCCGTGATCTTCTGGCATTAAGGGAAAGCCATCAGACATACATGGATAAACTGGCTGAACAAACTGTTAAAGCCCCTGAAATTAATTGGGCTGAACGTACCCAAGTTCTAAAACAGAAGGCTAGGGCGGACTATATGACCGAGAACGCCGGTAAAGTTGGTAGGATGGAAACAATAATTACTTCGCCTCTTCTCGATGAAACTGATCCTGTAACAACTAAAAATATACTTGGTGGCAGTTAATGAAGAAAACCTATGACTTGGCAACTTGCCTATCGGAATACCTGTTGTTGAAGGCTGAACGTTCAGAGTGGGAATCTGAATGGCAGGACATAAGTGATTATCTTCTTCCGGGTAGGGGGATATACAGTAATCTGTCAACTCCACGTAAGCGAACTCTAACTTCCCCAAAGACAATAAACACCGTAGGGCGTGACGCTCTTCGGGTTCTTACGTCTGGTGTACAGGGTGGGCTTACCCCTTCCAACCGACCGTGGTTGGAGTTTGAATGGAAAGACAAAAAGCTGAACGAGATACCATTCTTCAAGAATTGGCTATATGAAGCTAAAGAAGTGTTGGTGTCTGACTTCCAGTCTACGAATTTTTACCCTGTTAACTCTGCCGCCTTGACAGAGATTGCGGGTTTTGGTACTGGTGCCTTGTTCACTGACTCAGATGCAGGGGATAAACCCTTTCAATTTATCCTGTTGACTTCTGGTGAGTATGTCTTTTCCGTTGATTATCTTGGTAGGCCCGACAAGTTCTATCGGATTATCTTTATGACTCCACGGAATATGGCTGCAAGATTCGGAGTATCTAAGCTTTCAGCGGCAACTAACGAGTTAGTTACGTCAAATAAGCCATTACAGGACAAGCAATTCGTAGCAGTCCTTGAGTGTATACTGCCAATCAAGTATCAGAACAAGCCTATTAAACGTATGTTCTATGAGATTGGTTCTGGTGGTCTTGGTGCTGCTGCTCTATCTCAAGCGCTGAATAGTTCGGCAACTGCCGGAACGCAACCTTTGCAAGTGAGCGGGTTTCACGAATTTCCTGTTTCCATCGGTAGATGGGAAACACTTGGTCAGGACATGTACGGGCTTGGCCCCGGTTCTGAAGCGCTGCCTGAGATTAAGCGACTGCAAGAGATGGAGAAGGCGGCACGTATGGCTGTACATAAGGATATTAACCCACCGCTTAGCGCACCTGCTTATATGAAAGGTAAGCTCAACTCTCTCCCCGGTTCTAAAAACTGGTATCGTAACCCTGCTGACAAGGTAACGCCGCTGTACTCACGGCCATTTAACTATCAAGGGATAGAGGCTAAGATCGAAAAGGTAGAGATGGGTATCAAGATGAAGTTCTTTAATGATATCTTCTTGACCTCTGCTAGAGATCCTAATGCTTCACCTATGAAAGCTGCTGAAGTGAATGTGAAAGAGGGTGAGAAACTTCTACGCCTTGGTTCAGTAATCGAGCGTCTTGTGCCTGAGTTCTACAATCCAATCATACAACGATGCTTTCAGATTAACTTGCGCAAAGGACGATTCCCTGAGATACCAGAAGAGTATCAAGAGATGATGTCAGAGTTGATACCAACATTCACTTCCCCACTCGCACAGGCTCAGAAGCTCATCGCCGCTCGGTCTATCGAGCAGACTATGGCATTTGCTACGAACTCTGCGGCTACGATGCCTGAGATTATGGACAAGATCGACGTAGATGCTGCTGTCGATGAGTATGCTGATGCGCATGGTACGACTAAACGTATCTTGAGAACCCCGGATCAGGTTGCCGATATTCGGAATAAGCGCTTGAAGCAACAGCAAGCAGCACAGAAGAAGCAGGATGATATGGCGAACGCCGAGCTTGCTGCTAAAACTGGTCCTGCTGATGCTGGTATGGCTAAAACACGGGCTGAAACAGGTCAGATAATGACTGAATCACTGCTTGATCAACAGGGTCTTGGGGGCATAATGTAATGGACCCGATTGTTGAATATGCGACTGATACTGACAGGCTAAAGAAGGAAGACGAAGACAAACGTCGCACCCTCGCCATATCTAGAGTACGGGACATTTTAGAAACTCAAGGATTTTCTGAGATAATAAATTTAGTTCTTGACATTTCTAATTTTAACGGTAATAATTACTCAAATGATATCAAGGATATGGTTTACATGGAGGGGCGTAGGTCTGTTTGTTTGGATCTTCTCGGATTTTTAGAGGATTGCGACCCAACCTACTACGCTAGACTACTTTTAAAACGGGCAGAAGACGAGAGGCTAAAGAATGAGCGACGAAACAACGACGACACCTGATGGCACAGCAGCACCAGACGCAACGACTACACCCGATGCGACTGTAACTACACCGGACGCAACGACTAAACCCGATGCGACCACCACGGATGCAACTAACATGTTAGTTGGACTCCCTGAGAACCTTCGAAGTAACGAGAGACTAAAGGACGTAAAATCTTTGGAAGACTTGGCGAACCGATTGGTCAACGCTAAGTTCGCTCCAGAGATTCCTGCGCCTGATGGGTACAAGTTACCTGATGGGGTTCCTGTTGAGATAGGGCAATTTGCCCACAAGAACAACCTTAGTCAAGAGCAACTTGACAGTGTTCTGGTTGAGATGGCGAGGATAAATGACACCAAAACAACTGGTAACCTAGCCGAATTAGCCGAAAAAGGACAGGCCAAATTGAAGGAGTGGGGTGATAACGCGCAAGAATATACAAAGCTTGCCGTCGATGCCGTTAACTACTTCGAAGAAGAAACCCCCGGCCTAAAACAGATGTTGAAAGAAACGGGATATGGAAATCACCCACAACTTCTTGAAGTCTTCCGCCAAGTAGGTGTGATGATCAAAGAGGGTGGGTTTGTCAAAGGTGAAAATTACACCCCTGCAAACAAAAAGACGCAGGCTGAACGCATGTTTCCTACCCAAGCAAAAATAAATTAATCCCTAAACTCTTCAAGGAGAAACAACAATGGCATTTGCACCCATGACAGGGGCAGAATACCCCAACCTAGTTAACGTCGCAAAAAGTTATGATCCAGATGGATCTATCGCTGACGTTGCTGAACTCTTGTCTCAAAGCAACCCTATCATTCAGGATATTCCGGTAATTGAGGGCAACCTTCCTACTGGTCACCGTTCGACTATTCGTGCTGATCTTCCTTCCCCGACATGGCGTAAGCTGTATCAGGGTGTTAAGCCTACCAAGTCCAAAAAGATTCAAGTTGAGGACTCTATCGGTATGTTGGAAGATTATTCTGGTGTGGATAAAGACCTTGCTGATCTTAACGGCAACACCGCTGAGTTCCGTCTTTCTGAGGACATGGCCCACATTGAGGGTATCTCTCAGACTATGGCTACAACTCTTTTTTATGGTGATACTTCTACTAATCCAGAGCGCTTCCTTGGTCTTGCTCCACGCTATGACGTATTGTCTATCGCCGCCACTAAACCTACCGCGCAGTCCCGCTCTGCTCAGTTGAAAAACGTTATCAGTCTGTCCGGCACTGCCAACCTTACCTCTATGTGGCTCGTTGTTTGGGGCAAGTCTACTGTATTCGGTATCTACCCGAAAGGCTCTAAGGCTGGTCTGCTTCACGAAGATCAAGGTGAAAGCCGCTTGAGCGATAATGACGGTGGCTGGTTCCAAGGGTATGTTTCCCATTACCAGTGGAAAATGGGAATGGTTGTCAAGGATTGGAGATGTGTTGTTCGTATATGTAACATCGACACTTCGAAGATTGAAGACGCTACCACTCAGACTAATCTTTACACAGCAATGATTCGCGCATTACACACATTGCCACAAGGTGCCGTAGGCAACAAGGTATTCTATGCTGGTGCTGCTGTATCCACCATGCTCGACCTCGCGGCTATCAACAAGTCCAATGCTGCCCTCGGTAGTAAAGAGGTATTCGGTCAGGAACTTACTACTTTCCGTGGTGTTCCTATTCGTCAGTGTGATGCTATACTGGAAACCGAAACTCAAATCGT